TTTGGCGTAAAGCAACAAGCTCCCAAATGGGGGTAACGGTAAAAAGTTTTTTTCAACCGGAGACTTTGCAAATGAAGACGATCCTTTCGACCGCTGCCATGCTGATGCTGTTGACCTCAGTCGCGTCAGCTTGCCCCGACTATATCATGAGCTGCACCGCAAAAGGTCGAGAGGCGATGGGTCAATCTGCATCGCCGCCGCCGCCGCCGCGGGTACGTACCACGACCTGCACGACGATCAGGACTCGCAACGGTACCTATACCGAGTGCACCTCATCATGACCGCCAGCGAATTCGAGATCTTGCGCGCCGACCTGCTTGGCTTGCGCGCGGACGTGGATCGGCATTTCGCCGGGATCGATCGGCAGTTCGCGCAGGTCGACGCCAAGCTGGACGCCAAGCCGTCGATCGCCGCGCTGTATCAAGCCGTCGTCACATTGATGTTCGGCATCGGCGCGGTCGTGACATCGACGGTGGTCGTGCTGAAGAACGTTGGGGTGATGGGATGACCGACGTTTCTTTGGAATTCATTGCACAGCAGCTCGAGCGCATGCAGAGCGAGCAACGGCTCATGCGCAACCAAATAGCCGGCATTCATGACCAGCTCACAACGCTGCCCAGCATCCGCGATGAGCTATCCGGTATTCGTACCGAACTTACTTTGCATCGGGAACAGATTCGTATTCAGGGCACAGCCATTGCGCGGCTCAACGACACCATCACCATGGATGTTCTCGATCGGTTGCGTACTCTGGAAACGGGGGGCGCACGATGAGTAAGTTCACGTTTCGAGTTGCACTAGTCGTTCTGCTGCCGATTTTGTTCATACTTGTGAACCGGGGGTCGGCCACCTCTCCACCACTTCAACAGAAAACCGCCCCTGCGGTCGCGCCGTTAGCGCCCGTCGACCTTCGATTGGGACTCAAATATCTGGCACCAATGCAGGTTGAAAAACAATTCCCAGGACAATGCGACAACCCTGCGGTCCAGGTCATTCACGATAAGGATTACGTTGTCGTTCATTGTACGTTTGCAACCTTTGGCTTCGGGCCTGTTGGAAATGGGTTGTATCTCGCTTGGCGGATGTCCCGATGAAAACGACCCTCACCGACCGCGCCGTACACTAAAAAAGGCCGCCGCCCGTAGGCGACGGCCCTGTTCAGTCTGAGCGCCTTACGAGCGGCGGCAGTCTAGTCAGTTTTCCCGCATGATGTCAGGCGTCGGCGGCATGACCGCGCCGACCGCCGGGTAGTTGCTCTGGCTATGGCCGATGATGCGCACCCCCGGAAGGCCAAATAGCAGCGCGACGATCAGGTAGAGTACGATCAGCAGCACCACCAGCAAGTACAGCCGCTGCACGTTCCAATCGATGTCGTAGCTGAACCATTTCGCAACCATGACGATGATCGCACCAACCAGCACTAGGACCGCAGCGACGATGCCAACGTTGATGATGCCAAGCACGATGCCGCTGAGACTCATCTGAACCTCCCTTAGCGCGAGAGTAGAATCGCCGCGATGATGGCGATGGCAAGCGCGAGGCCGAGCCACATGGCGGCACTCAGGATGCGGCGCCATGTCGGCACCACTTGCCAGCGGCGATCAATCATTGGCAAACCACTGGAGCCCATGCCTTCGCATCTTCCTGTGCGCGCAGCCAAGCGCTGATCCCTGACTGTATTCCCTTCTGCGCCCGCGCTGGTTGCTGTGCAGGGTCTTGAACCCATATTGTAAATAGCTTCGCGACATGCTGTTGAAATCCATTATCGACTCCACGAGTCGAGAGTCGCAGAATATGGTCTCGGTCTTCCTGACTCATGCATGGCGGCTTTCCCTCCGAATGCGACTCGATCAACGCAAGCACAATCAGCGTGACCATAATTGTCACGAAAGCCACAACAGCGCCGATCGCACGTTCGCTCACACAACTGGCTCGCCGTTGACCGTCACGATGACCGGGCCGGCGGTGACGATGTCGACCGTGGCGATCTCGACCGGCGGCGGCTCAGGCTCGGGCCCCGGTTCAGGCGACGGCCCTTCCGCCATCAGTTCCTCGACCTGCGCCAGATAGTCGGCCGCCTCGGCGACGAGCTCGACCTCGCGCCGGTTGATCGGTCCCCAGTGCTTGCGCCGCGTGCGCAATCCGACCGCCGCCGTCATCACGCAGAACGCGGGGCTATACTTCGCCATCCATTGAAACAGCGCACCTTGCCCTGATCCGTAATTCATCAACCCGGCCGATGTCGGCGTCAGGCCCTCGGAGAAGATCGGCAGGAAGCCATTCGGATCGGCGATAAAATCCTCGAGCAGTTTCGGCATGATCGGGCTGGCCGTCTTCATATTCCAGGACATCTGGAACAGCCCGGCCTCGCAGGTGTCCGATGTGGTGTTGGTGGCCGACACGTCGCGCCCCTCGTAATACTTGCCCGAGCTTTCGCGCATGCCAAGCCCGATCATCAGGGTGAACAACCCGCGCAGGGTATCGACGCCGGGCACAGCGTTGGACATGCCGAGCTTGGCGAATTCCGCGGCATACCAGGCGAGCGCATCCTCCTCGGATTCCCCGCTCTCGGCCTGCGCCATCTCGAGCGCCGCCGGATCGTCGGCCGCCAGCCAGATCAACGCCAGGGCATACGCTTGGCCCATGCCTGCGATATAGCCAGACGGCGATCGCCCACGGTCTTCCCAGACGAACTTCTGGATCGGATGCTCGAGCGCCAGTTCGGTAATGTCGTGCTTTAGTTCCTCGGACAGGCCGTCGCTGCCGGTCTCCATCCGCAGCACGAGGGCGTCGACCTTCTCCCAGGTCGCAGGCCCCACCTCGCCGTCGACCACGAGGCCGCAGGCGCACTGGAAGCCTTTGACGGCGGCTTCCGTGATCGACCCGAACTCGCCGTCCGGCGGCACCCCAAGCGCCGCCTGCAGGAACTCGACATCGGGACCGGATGCGCCCTTTGCCAGTTCCCGCCGCGGCGCCGGTGGCGGCGGACCTTCCGCCTTCGGCCACATCAGCGCGACGACCTTGCTGATGGGGTAGGACGACTGATTGATCGCGTCCGACTGATTCCCGCCGCGACAAACGTATGAGCTGCCCTCGGTGCGTTCGTACAGCGTGACGTGCCCGCCGCCCTCGCGTTCCATCACGACGACGCAGCCAGGCCGCGGTGTCGCCAGTTCATAGCCCCACCCGTCGTCGTCCCAGGCCCGCGCCCACATCCAGCGATCGGTATCGGTCGGGCCGAACACCGGGCGCACGCCGCCCATGGTCATCGCATAGGCGACGCAAAGACCGCACCACGGGGTGGCATCTGTTTGATAAAGCGCGCAATAAGATGCCATATCTGGATATGTCTGCGCGATGGTGTCGCGCATGGCCAAAATTTTAGGATTTGAACCAGAGCCCGGCTCCTCCGTCATGCCAGTAATCGCTCGCATTGCGAGCAACCATTCCGGCGTCGTTGCAGCACCCTCACTTGCCATATCTAGCTATTCCACGGTATCGTGTCGTGCCATGCGCTTTGGGAGATGGACACTCCGCTCAGAGGCTTGTGGAAAAATTCACGTTAAGCGTGTCACCGTTCACCACCGCCTTGTCACCGGTGCTAAACGTGCCGGCCGACCATAGCGTGCCGGCGGTGTTATCCTTGGTGTTGAGCGCGCCGCTGCCGTAGCAGAGGAACGCGCCCTTGACGGTGCCGGTGCTGGTGATGGCAAACGACAGCGCGGCCGACAATCCCTTTGATCCAGACGCGGCGGCCGACCAGACTGCAGTCTTGCGATTGCCGGAATAGGTCGGGGCGTTGGCGCCACCGGCCTCGAGCCAGCCGGCATGCGAGGCCATGGTGTCGCCGGCCGCCGCCGCCGAATAGGAGGTCGACGAGATCAGCCCCATGAACGGCCCGGTCACGGTGTAGGCCGAGCCGGCGAGGAACGTATCAAGCGCTAGGTTCTTGCCGACGGTTGCGACCACGTTGTCGATCACGTCCCGCCATTTCAGCTTGCCATCAGCACCGATGCATTCGATCTCATAACGGCCGTGCGCCTCGGCCTGCTCGCCGAGCCCACTGCCACGGATCACGGACGCGTCGCTGCATTCGCGCGCCTCAGCGCGTTCCTCAGTCATGGGTTCTCTCCTGTCAGAATTGTCAGGTCAGCGTGACAAGCGGGTCGACGTAGAATGTGCTGGAAGCCTTCGCGCACTTGACCCGAGCGTACACCCAACCCTTCATTTGCGGCGTGAATGTCACCGCAAGCTTGAATTTGGTGGTCGAGCCGCCCCACGTTTCCGAGCTGGAGGTCTGACCGGCGGCGGTGGCCAGTAGGTCAGCCTTACCATCGTTGACGAATGATCCCAGCGGCGAGGAGGCGTCGCCGAGATATTCGACCTCAAGCCAGACATCATCATCATTGGGAACCGCGCCGCCGCCCCAGATGCCCTCGACCGTTGCAGTGACCGACGAGCCGGTGGTGTCATTCCAGATCGCGATTGGCGGACATTCGAACGGCAGCGAATACATGCAGTCAGCGGTGGTCACGATCTTCCAGGCAAGTGCAGTCGTGCCATCGGAGGCACCACCAGTGCGAACGATGGTTGTCTCCTCGGTAAGCAGGCCGGACATGCGTTGGCTGTGTATCGTATAGTTCACACCGGCCGAGCCGGATCGGATGAAGTCTATTTCCTGCGCGCCCCGCGCCCCTGGCACCGCCGACTTCGTCACTGCAGGATCAAGCTTGCAATCGATGAATCGAAACTTGTGACCGGACACAGATGCCAGTTGACCCGCTATTGTCTTGCCTGATGCAGCGGCAGAAAAATCAACGCCGATGCATTCGACCTCGCCGCCAGCATTATTAAGCGGACTAAAAAGAGTGGTTGGGATTGTTCCAAGCAATGCCGATGGCGTATTGCGCCACTTCAGCACGCCGTTGATTTGAATAGTGTGGTTAACGGCCCCGAATGACACCGTGGTGTTGTTGAGTTCGACCCACGATCCGGCAACACTTTGCGAGATGGTTCCAATATATAGCCTGCTAGCTGTGCTGGTGTTGCCGAGACGTAGCGAGCAGTTATCAAATCGAAGCGCCTGACCAGCGACAGACGGAAGATTGATATTTGCTGCATTCGCAGCAGAACCGGCATTGAAGATGATGCCATCATAGTGCGCAAAGCCGGCAAGGTTGATCGAAGAGGCACCGGTCGTCGTCACCTGGCCCGTCGTGCGGCGATCGGCCGATACCGGCGGCACTGAGCCCGCGCGGTTGACGCAAATGATCTTAGTTATATTAGTGCTTGTGCCCGATGATGTCAGCGTGATCGCGGTCGCCGTCGACTCTGCATGATCGTGCGCGACATAAAGCGTATCGCCAGCGACCTCCGTCGCGAATGCCGCTGTCAGCGTTGTGAAGGCATTTGCCCAGCTCGAGCCGTTGTTGGAGCCAGCCGCACCCGAGTAGACATAATATATTGCCATTACAGGTTGACCATTGTCCCGATCACATGAGCCTCGCGTGACGAGCCGGGATTGACGAACACCCCTGGGATCATCGCACTCCGGGTCGGAGCGGCACCGCTGGCCGTTCCATCCTGCACATCGATGGCAGTCACTGCTTCATCAACCGCAGCAGCATAGTTTGATCCGGCAGTGACCGAGTCGCTTGCACTCGCCACCTCGAGCATGATCTCGCCGAGATAGGCGTCGACGGCATCGCCCACCGAGGCCGGGTCGTCGACCAGCGTGGCGAATATGACCTGCCCGGTCGTGGCACCATCCAGCGCAGTGGCGGCCTCCGCGATCGTAGCTGCAATCGCACGTCGCGGCGGGCGCAGGCTGACGCTACAGACCAGCATCATGCACCGTTGTCTGAGCCGAGCCAGCTCAATCTGCCAACAGCTAGACCGCCACGCTGTGCTGGGGGGGCGTCCATGAAACCTTGCCCATTATGCGTCTTGTGCCACCCGCCACCCCCGTTATCGATCCATACGCCACCATCTTGCGCACCAAAGGCAGCGCAGGCGAATGTGCCTGTGCCGGTCGGGGTGTCAGTGCTCATATCACTCTTGCTGCGGGGCTTCCAGCAGACCGGCCCGATCTGCGCGCTGGCGGTTTCGCTGAACATGTTGGGGACTGTGATGAGCGTCTGCGTCCCGGAGCCGCCATCGAAATACGCGACGACAAGATCGGCTCGCAGGGAGGAGACATCTACGAATCGATCATGGTAAGTCCCGACAAACTTTCCCTCACCCCCGGCCGCAGCAAGCCCGCCAACAACGTCTGAGTATGAATCAGCAAGAGGTGCTCTCGTGTGTTTTATAATTTCAGTTTCTCCACTGAATGATCCGCCCGATCCAGTGGCATAAATGATCGAATAATCGGTTAGGCTACCCTCCGAGCCTCCTGGCCCAAACCCTTCTTGCTTGTAACACATCAGGCAAAACAGACGCCGCTGCGAGTCGAATCCGACAGCGCCCGCACTATATGCCAGGCTGTGCGGATCGGGATCGCCAAAAAACTTATTTGTCCCACTCCAAATCTGCTGGCGCCCACCAAAGGCGCCATCCATTGCTGCGTAAACGCAACCATCGCCACTCGAAAACAGCGTGTCACCCTTGATTGTGGAAAGAAAAATTCCGTTGCCGCAACCGCTCAAGATTTGCGCAGTTTCATAACCATCGTCTCCGATGGAGGTGGGAACATCTAACGCTTTTGACCAGCTCTTGCCGAGGTCTCTTGAAATATAGACCTCCTCATGATCGCCTTCCTCGTCCTGTATGTAACCGGCAAAGATGCCCCCACTAGCCTTGCAGGCGGCGATCTGCGTGAACTTAGGCCCGCCCGCCGCTTTCCAGGTCTTACCGCCGTCTTCCGATCGCCAGGGTCCACCACTACCGATCGCCAGCCACACATCATCAACCCATGCCAATCCAGTCGCCGGGACTGCGCCAGTGTTTAACTTCTCCCACTTGTCGCCGTCTCTCGAGCCGAACATTCCATCCGCGCCCGAATAGAGAAAATGCAGGCCGCCTCCCCAGTGGACGTTGACGATCTGGGTCAGGAAATCGAGACCGAGCCCGTCATCCTTGGCCATCAGATATCCATGCGCACGAACGGCAAGGTCACCGACAGGCCGGCAGGCTGGGCATCATCGGATTGCGTGACCCGCAACGCATAGTGGTCGCCCTCGGCGAAGTCGGTGGCAGCCGGAATATTGAAATCGCCGGCCTGGCCACCGGCGGTATCGATATCACCGGCCGCCTCGAATGTGATGGTCCCGATCTCGGTCCCGTTCTTTTCGATCGCAACGATGATGTCGGTCGCGCCGGTCCCCTCGTTGCCGACATCGAGATAAGCATAGGCGCCTTCATTGCCGGCTCCGAGCCGCATGGCTCGGTTGGCGATGCCGAGAAACAGCAGCTCATCCGGCGCTCGCTGGATGCTGCCGGGCACGAAGATCGCGGCGTCATAGTTGACATCGCGCAGCGGCATCCAGAGCTGATAAAGCGGATTGTTATCGGTACTTCCGTCCGTGGCATTTGGATCGAATGCTGCCGGCCAGGGCGGCGTCGTATGACTCTCGAGCACCTGCCAAAAACCATTGGCGGCGGTGAACAAATGGCCGGGGCCATAGGGTGCACTGTTCACCCAGGCGCCGACATACTGGAACGTTGCGACCGGCAGGGGAATGACTTGCGACGTTCCATCGGTGAAATGGAAGGTCATACTGTTGTCGGTATAGGTAACGGTGTCGATCCGCTTGCCCTCTGCCAGGTCGGCGTTAAGGGCTACAATGCGTTGATCGACATCATGGAAATTGCCATCGACCTGCGCCGCGCTGTTCGGCGTGCCGGTGCCGGCTCCCCAAGCGCCAGTCGTGACATAGGTAATAGTCATTCTTCTTCTTCTCTTCTATCCCCTGAGACCTCAGATCGGACCCGACTGGGTCTCTTCGCCGGACGCCTTGATCACGTCGCGCTTCTTGACCTCGATATTATCCGCCTCTTGAACCGTGCGATAATATTGCACCTCGACCGTGGGGCGCATGGTCTTGGAACTGCCGCCGCCGCCGGCGTCGATGCCGCTGCCCACACTGGTTCCGTGATCAACGGTGGTCTCGGGTGGGCCCTGCATCCACAGCTTGTTGGCCACCTCGAGGTCGACAAAATTCTCCTTGTTGACCTTGCCGTCAGGTGTTTTCTGATAGACGCGCACCTGGTCGACACGGCGCTTGATTTCCGTCCGCTGGCCTGACGACACGCTGGCGCTGTAGCTGTTCGAGAGGGTGACCTCCTTGGCGCCATTGCCGCGGATCACCGCAAACCCTTTTTCGGGGTCGTCCTCCGGCGGCAGCAACTGTGCCGGCGCCGGCCGGATGTTGGGTAGCACCACCGGCCGTACGACAACCTCAAACCCCATCAGACCGCCTCCAGATCATAGCCGGGTGGAATCTTCAAGTCGGTAACCTGTATTGCGTAATCAGTAGAGAAGTCTCGCAACATGCTCTTGAGCTTGAACCTGGCGCGGGTTTCATATTCCGGATGTCCACCGCTGCCCATGACATCGTCCTCACCCGGTTCTGGCCCAAACTCAACAATGAGGTCGGTTTCGATTACATCCTGTGCCGAGAGGACAGACAGGAAGTCGAGGCCGTCATCATTCGGCGTGGCCGCCGGCGGCTGATACCCGACCGATGAATCGGCGAATCCGTCTACCAGAATCGTTCGCCCGACGAACTGTTGATAATCAAATCCGACATAATCGGTGCTGCAATAGGTTGGCATTCCATCGGTTGCCACCGCCAGACCACCGCGGCCAATAGTGCAGCCGATGCGAATCTCGCAATTGGGCCGGCCGTCATTACCATCCAGGGAGACCGAATATCGGATGATCTTGCCCAGTGCCTCGCCGACGCGAGGCTCGGCCAGGAATACGTTCTTGCGCAGCGTGACCTCAGGCATGCGCGATAGCTTGGGAGCGAATGCGATCTCAACGGCTCGCGCCCGCTTCATCAGGTGTGTTCGCGCCAACGCAATCAAGTGCTCCAGGCTTTGATTGCCGCGCTCGGTCGCGATGTAGGATCGTCGCCGCGGATCACCGATCGGCGTTCCTTCCTCGGGATCGCTCAGATTGACCGAACGAATATCGGCGATGCGCAACGCCTCACCATCCTCGGCGTCAGTCAAGATAGGCTGCACATCAGCGAACAACGTCAGCGACACCAGTTCAGTGCATTGCCGTTCGGCAGTATAGCCTGCCACCAGAATGGCCTTGATGTTTTGCACCCCGAGCGCGGTTATGGTCTCGGAAAAACTGCGACTCGCCGATGCGGTGTCACCGCCCTGGCCATAAGTTGCGCTCCAGGAATCATTAGTAATCTCACGCTTCAGGGTCGTCAGTGGCGCATTGCAGCGCGTATATGTATATGTCCACTGCATCGATGAGGTGGCGCCATCATCCCCCTCCTCGAGGGTGATACCGCCCCCCTCGGTCCCAGAATAGGTCGAGAGGTCCACCGTATCCATGGCGGTTGATGCCGCCACCTCCCAGCCATCGCCGAGGCTGCTGCCGTGCTTGGGCCAGTCGCCGGCATTCAATCCCGGTATAATGTTATCTAGTACAAACGGCCAACGTGAGATCAGATAGTTGGTGAGATCAACTGTGCCGCGCGCTTGTTGGGTCCAGGTGAATTCAGCGGCAACATCGACGCGGGACAGTGGACCGCTCGTCAGGGTGAGGCCGAGCCCGTCATAGAGCACCTTGCCGTCTTCGCTCGCACCATCGAATTCGATCAGCCCGTCCTCGCCGGTGATTTCATCCGAGACGGTGAGCGCATGGGTCTCGCGGTCGTAATGCCAGACCTTGGTGTAACCCTCGAGCACAAGCTCCGGGTCGTTGCGCTGCGACTTGTCGATCACTGCCTCGTCATAAAATGGCAGCACCCGCAGCGTGGCGGCGAGTGCTTCTTTTTGCGCCACGACATCAAATGGCCGCGCGACGAATTCCAGCGTTACCAGTTCCTCGAAGATGCTGGTCGGAATGCCGACGAGGCGACCGCGAAACTTGATCAATGCCGGACCACAGTCGAATGCAAACCACACCCAGATTTTGCGGCCGGGACCAAGCAGCCCGATCGCGCCGCCTTCCGCATTGCGCGGGCGCCGGACCTGAACGGTCAGGCTGGCCGGGTCACCTTCCTCCTGCGATAGCGTGAACGAGAACACCGCCTCGTCCCAGCGCATATGCTCGGCGCCGAACGTGGTCTCACTGGCATCGATCCAGGCAAAATACGGCAAGCCCGCGGGCATCAGATTTGCCTCTGCTCGGCCTCAAGCTGCCACGCCACCTCGGCCGCCCACTCCTCGCGCGAGCTATTCCAGGCAGTGACCTTGGCGAGGATGGTCAACACGTCGACCTCGGTGCCGGTATTGGAAACGCCGAGGCCGGGAATGCAGGTGATGGTGATGTCCTGACCTGGCCATATGCCGGTCAGTACCGGCGCCTCGTGATCGGTGCAGGTAATCGAAACTTTGTATTGCCGGAACTGCGCGACCGAAATATCGGCAAGGAACCCGCGGCAGTCGCGCGCCACGTTGGCGGCCTGCTCGATCGGCTCGAGCGTCATCGTGATGCCGCGCACGGCATACTGCGAAAAGTCGATGCCGTCGATTGCCAACAGTGTGTAGGGCGGATGCGCCATTCACGAATACCGGCTTGGCTTGCGGCCACCACTACGAACCTGCGCCAATGCTGCCGCCCTGTGCAGTTGGTCGACCACGTCGGACGACGCACGCAATCCCCCGATCGCCGGCAGACCGGGAAACTGAATGGTGACATGGCTCATGCTGCCGACCGCACCGCCACCGGCAAACGCCATCGCCTGGCGGGGCCCCAGCCCCGCCATGCCGCCGAGCGCGAACCGGCTCATGCCGTCGAGCACGCCGCGCAGGTTGCCGCCCGAACGCCGCAGCGCCTCGAGCAGCGCCAGCACGCCCGGCTGCGCCACCGCCCGCGCCGGCATGATATGCTCGCCGCGCGACACCCAGGCGAGATTGCTGTCCGAGGTGCCGGTACCACGGCCGCCGAGCAAGCCACCAGCAGCATTGCTGCCGATGCCACCTTGACCTATTGGAGCCCCGCCCGGCAGCGGCCCCGGCGCCCCAATTCCTATGGCCGCCATTATTTTCTGGCCGACACCCGCCAACGCCGAGAGAATGCCGTTAACAATTCCTGTTCCTATGTTAACGCCTATTGTGACTGCCAAAGCAGCCAATTCCGACCCAGCTTGTTGGAACAGTTGCACCAACGCATCTTTGAGGCTCACCTGTCCCGAGATCATAGCAGCCCAACCGGCGCCGATCTTACTAATGATCGCAAGAAAGTCTGCCGCGGCAGCTCCAATGCTGGAAAAATCCATCTGACCAATCGATGACGCTATCTGCGTGAATACCGGTACGAGTTGTTGCAGTCTGGCCGTAAATCCGTCCCAAAAACTAGCGAGAGCAGGCGCCACCAGTGCGCCCATCTTGTCCTTGAGCGCATCAAACAGTGCGCCGGCCCGGGTCTGGCCCGCGAGCAGACCGCTCAGATTTTTCTTGTCGACATCATCAAGTGCCAAGCCAAGCCGCTTGGCCTCATCCGCCATTTCTCGCAACTTGGTGCTGCCAAGACTAAGGGTTGCGATGCTTTCCGGCGACAGACCCAGCGCCTTGCCCACCCGTGCCCGTTCCACGTCGCTGCCGAGTTCCTTGAAGATGTCGGCAAGCGCGAACCATTGCTCAGTTGGAGGTACCCTGGAGAGTGATTGCAGCAGTGCATTAACCCGTTCGTCCAGCGTGATCGCTGGCAACGCCGCGGCTTTTAAACCATTGGCAATATCCTTAGCTTGCTTGCTGATGGCTTGCTGCTTGGCTGCTTGTTCGCCAACGGCTGCGATCTTCTCCGACAGGTTGCCGAACTCGGAAGCAAACTGCTTGAGCGGAGTGCCACCACGGGCGAACGCGTTTGACAACGCCGACAGATTTTGAAATGACTGACCGCTGACAGCCTGCAGTTCGGTCAACGCCTTTTGGGTCTCTTGGGCAGCACTGGCAAATTTGATCAAAGCAACAGAACCGGCAGTTAGGCCAGCTACTGGAATGGCGGCCGGCCCTAGTGCCCTGCCCGCGCCGGCAAGAGGGCCAAGCGCGTTAGTCAGCCTACTACCAAGTTTTGCGAATGCCGCATCAAGAGCCTTGATCGCAACTGAGCCCGCATTACCAAGTTTGCCGAATGCGGTTTCAAGGCTTTGCACACCCCCCACGACCTTCTCAAGCCTTACCGCCGACTGCACAGCCGCCTGAATCTTATTAATCTCATTGGCGCCCTCGACGCCCATTTTTTTCAATCGTGCTGTGATCTCTTCCGGCTTGAAATTTTCAAAAGTACCAACTTTCCCTGCGGCCTTGGCAATATTGTTAAATGCGTCTTGTCCCTCCTTGCTAATATCGGCCAACTGCCGCTGGATCTCCTGGGCACCGTCGAGCGCGATCTGGATCGAGATTTTTTCAGCCATGACAGTGGTGCCTAATTATCCTTGAAGTGCTTGATGAACAGCGTGGCGATCTTCGCCGCGTGCTGCTTGACGATCTCGGTAATGCGCCACTTCTTCGGGATGCGCACCGACGGCACGCCGATGTAGAGCGGCTTACGGTCGCGGTCCTTGTCATTGGCGTCGAACAGCATCGGCTTGCCGCGCACCGTGGCCGAGACCAGTTTCTTTCCCGATCGGCTGGCCGTCGGGGCGCCGGGTGTGGTCGGTATCCACAGCAGCGGTTTGCCTTGAATAGTCGCGCCGTGCTCGAACACGCCTGCAAAGCCGAACTTGTGAAAGATGATGGCTTTGGCCTGCAGCGACGGCTCGCCGCCTTCAACTGCGTCCTGCGTCCGGTATTGCAATCCGCTCTGCCACTTCGGCCCGAACTTGCCGGCGCCCGCGATGTTGCCGCGTCCTTCCTGCACCGCATTGGCGGCGGTCTCGCTCAACGCCGCAACTGCCGCAGTCGCCACCGGCCGTTGTTTGTCGCGGATCATCTGCAGCCAGCGCGGCTGGTCGACCGTGACCTTAAACTTGGCCGCCATTGGAAATGTCCTTAAGCGTTTTTTCGATCGACTTGCTATCGCCCTGTGCGCCGATGGCTGCGATTATCAGGGCATCGGTCCGTTCGATACGGTCAAGTTTTCCGCTGAATTCGAGATAGGCCGCAATCTGGCGTGGCGTCAGGCTCATTGCATAGTCAGGCGAGAATCCTCGCCGGACGAGGGCGGTGATGCCGACGGCGATTTCCTCAAGCGCACTTTGACGATCTTTGCTCCTTCGTCCTTGCCGCCCATGAGGCTCGTCAGTTCCTCGACGAAGGAGCCAAATCCGTTTGGGAATGTCAGGCTCAGAATTGCATTGAGAAATTTCAACTGATCCTCAATCAGTAACTGGCTCGCAACCGCCTCCCGTTTTTCGTCTCCGAGATAACCGCAACCCGCCGCGATGATGGGGCCGATCGCTTCGCCAAATTGTTCAATCATTCGAGGCACAATGTTATCGCCGCCACCGAGCAGCAGTGCGAGCTTGGGAAAACGCGCCGCGATGGATGCGATGGCGTTGCCATGTAACCCGCGCACGATGATCCGCCGGCCGTTGATCTTAACGACCTCGACCGCCGTCGATGGAGCAATATCCAGAAGATCTGCCATGCTTTTACCCCGTTGCCGTTTCGTCGCGGACAGTCCAGTTGCCGAAATTGCCGTTGGCATCCCTCATCACCTCGGCCTCAATCGTGAGTACCGAGAATTCATCCTCGCTCGTGATGAAATTGAAATCGCCAGACGGAACGAATGAGACATCGCCGTCGAAATCGACTTGTTGGCCGATGTCGTTCGTGCCAACGACCTTGATGGCACCGGTGAATTCCGTTTTCTTCATGGCGCTGACAGTGCCGTTGCCGTCGGTATCAGTTCCGATTTCACCGAGCGCAAAATAAGCGAGATTATCGGCGGTGATTTCGTCAAGTGTAAACGTGATGGTCGCACTAATCGTTGTAACAGCCGTGAAGTCTTTGGTCTTGACACCCTCGCGCGCCGAGAAGTGTTCAAGCTTCTCGACCGTTGGCGTGTACTGGAACGAGGGTGCGTTGCCGAGGTCTCTATAGGTCGAGCCGCCTGCTTCCTTGAATGAGACGATACCTTTTCCTATGTGGTAGTTCTGAACGTTGGGTGACGTGGGCATGGCAGTCCCTTTCCTTTCTAAAGTTCTTCCGGCCTCAGCGTGTACTTGAACAAGAACTGTGCTCGAAGCGCGCCATGTAGCGAGCGCATCCAGCCGAGATCGGTCTGGCAACCGAGATAGCGGATAGCGCCGTTGCCGTGCCGTCCGGTCTTGACGATCTGCTCGTTAAGCTCGGTGTCGGTCAGCACCCGCTTGATCAGCTCGCGTCGCAACGTCGTCAGGTCAGAGCCGACCTCGTCGGCCTGCTCGGCGATGATGATCTCGGGCGTCATCTGCACGACGGTCGGCCGGTGAGCCGGTCGCATTCCAAGATCGGTTGCGTCGTTGGTTTCCTCGTCGCCGTCGAGCACAAGGGCGGCCGGCAATTGATCTTCGGTGATGTCGATGTTGTTGCGATGGGCCGAACGAATATTCGGGATGGTGGCAACCACCTCCAGCAACCGCGCCAGGATGTCCTCGCGCACGTCAGCCATTGGTCGACTCGATCGCCTTCAGCAGAAACCGCACCTCGCCGACATCCTCGCCGTTCGGACTGCCGCGCAGCTCGTAGGAGCGCACGACCCAAGTCCGGCCGTTGAAGGAAAGAACCGCGTCCATGTAGTCGTCGCGCTCGATGCCATTGTCGGCGAGTTCGGGGATGCGGGCAAAGGCGCCAGGTCCAACGCTGCGCACCTCCACGGTGCCGCTGGTGTTGGTCTTCGGCCGGGTGTCGTCGATCACGGTCAGCGCGACCTCGCCCGCAGTCCCGATCGACAGCGTCGCGGGCACGCCCAGCTCGGCGTAGACCGGGTCATAAAGGTCCGTGCTATAGTCGATCATCGCGGTCCCTTCGGAACGCGAACGTCCCGATGTCCTCGCGGCCGAGTTCGGTCTCGATGTTGCTTTCCGACACCAGCGCAAAGCCGCAGGTCTGCATCGCAAACACCAGGCCGTCGCGGGTGAAATACCAATAATGTTCTGCCGGCTTGAAATGCTTGGAGCGCAGCGCGTGCTCGGCGTCACGGAAGATCGGCAAGGATGCGAACACCCATTCGCGCACGTTGGCGAGCAGCGACTGGAAGTCCGGGATATGCTCGAGCACGTCCCACAAGGTCACGGCATCGAACGAGACCAGATGCGGATCAACCAGCAGCATCCGTTGCTCAAGCCAGGCGAGCCCAGCCGGATTGACATCGTAGCCGTAGGTCGTGCGCCCGCGCTGATTGCGCAGCTCGACAAAGGCGCCTGAGCCGATGCCGACATCGATCAGCGTCCCGCGGTAATGCCGCTCGACGAAGTTGACCCGCGCCTGCATCAATGCGCGGCCTAGTTCGGTCTGTGCGTTGCGATCGAAGCTGTCGAAATAGTCCCGGTCGTAAGGCGCGTGCCCGGCCTCGACCGGGTAGTAACCAATGCCGTGCTGCAGCCACCAGGTCAGGCAGCGGCGCGAGAACTGCCCCACCAGCGGGAGAACTGCCCGAGCGGGTCCGCGATCGTCTTGTCGCAGGTGTGCAGCATATTCGTGCATCGACAGAATTTCTCCGGCTTGGCAAACCCGATGCGGCGCAGATCAAGCCGCGGGTCGGTGATCTTCTCCGGCGCGTTGTGCCCACCGTGGCCGCCCAGCACCACGAAGGTCTTGACCTTGAGCGCGAGCGCCGCTGGCACGATCCAGCCGACGCCGCCGACGACGATGTCCGCATCGCGGACCAGGGCGAGCAGCTCGCGCACCGCAAGCTCGCCATGAACAAAGTAGCGGTGGGCCGGTGGCGGATCGCCAACGACCCATTCCTCGTTCGGCGCGAGGTCGGCGACCGCAACCACGGTATGCGTCGCCATCAGCTCGGCAGCGATCGCAGCCACATATTCCGGCCGCGGGTTGCGCGCCTCGTTGCGCCATTCCGTTCTGACTGTCACCGGCCGGATGACGGCGATCGGCCACTCCGATTTGACCGGCGCTGGCCCCATATCGGGCAGATCGAACAGCGCCGGATCAAAGCCGACGTTAAGCCTCGACCAGCGCTGCTCGAGCGAATTGATGATGGAGGTCGTCGAGATGTCGCGGCCATAGCTGACCTTGATCTCGCGCATCGGCACCGGCACCGATCGCATCCATCGCTCGGGCGGTTGCCGCACCATGTTCTTCTGCTGCGTGCGCAACTTGCGCGTTCCGCAGACAAATTTGATATCGAGGTCGGCGTACAGTTCGGGCCATGGCGTCTCGAGGTGCAGCTCGTAGTCTTTGGCCGCCGCGCGCACGAACGGCCGTTGAAATATGTTATCGCCGAGACCCCAGAGACCCCGAATCAGAACCGGCTTAGGCCGCGCGCCGCTCACCCAGTGCGTCCTGCAGATTGATGACCGGCCACAGATCGGCATAGGCGCTGCCGGGGCTGGCGTTTAGCAACGTGATGCCCATGGCCCGCAGCGGCTCGACCATGCTGGCAAGATCGGCGCGGTGGCGATCATAGCGCGCCGGCTTCGGCGGCCAGCGATGCGGCTTGTGATGCCAGGTCCGGCCATCCGCCGCCGTCTTTCCGTCGGCGCCGAGCCACACGACGGTGCCGCCCGGCCCGATCAGGTGTACCGCCAGGTTGGTTGCCGCCGTCAGCGAGGTCCATTTCTGCGTCAGGCTATCGTGCGCGAGCGCCAATCCCGGCGGCTTGGCGGTACGGCATACCAGCACCTTCTTATCCTCCGAGCACATGCGCGAGACGGTGACGACACGGCCGCGAAAGCTCGCAACCGCCGCCCGATTGTCCGGCTCGTGCCACCAGCGCCAGTCGCCGAAATAGAGGATGTCTGCCCACGGCACCGCATAGACGCTCGAGTTGATCACGATGACGCGCCGCCCACGCAAGGCCTCGAGATCGATCCCGAGTACCGACGGCCCGCCGGCGACGATGAAAACAGTCTCACCCGGCCATTTGCGCGGGACCGACCAGAACGATTGATTACGCGACATAGAGCCGCCGATAGGGTTGGATCAGATCGACCACGGTCGCCGACAGATAACCCGATGATGCGGTCGACAGCGTCGGCGTGAAGTAGGCCACGCGGGTGTCACCGTGCTGCACTTCGCGAATGCCGGGATCGCGTGAGCCGGTCGTGCGCCCATCGTTCACTGCCTGGATCACCGCCTGCTGCAGCCTGGCCGGTGCCTGTTCCGGCAGGTCGTAGCCGCCCGAATAGAGCACGGCGACGACGGTGTCGGCCCAGCAACCGCCAGTCCATAACCGCCCGCTGGCCGGATCGAGCTCGATGTCGGCCGCCGTTGCGCCCGCAGTTGAGACCTCTATGACCTCGACCACCGGATAAAGCGAGAGCGTCAGCGCCTGCCGTTCCAGCAGATATTCATTGCGGTCGAGGGTGAAGGTCTCGAGCGCCTCGGCGAGCCCTAAACGGCGATGGCAATACTCTGCAATGAGGCGTGACTGCATCGTAATCGCCGCCTGCAGCGCGGCATCCTCGGTCGCGCCTTCGATGCTGAGCGCGAGCTTGAGGTCGTCGAGGCTGATCAGGTCAGGCCCGGCGCTGTCGGTCGACTCGTCGATGATCTCAAGAACGGAGTGCATGTGCGTTACTTAAACTTGATCGGCTTCGTCGGCGGATTGTCATCCGGCCGGTAGTCGCGCCCGTCGCGGCCAGCTCTGACAGCGAGCCGCCAAACATCATCACCATGTGGTGGCTTCGCGCTGGTTGTGGTCTGCGCAATATAAAACGAGCCACCGAGCGAGACGCCGTCGCCGGCGGCATAGGTCGCGCCTTCCTTCCACACCCCGGCATCGAGCACGATCGCGGTCGTGATCTCATGCACGGCCTCGCCCACAGCCCAGCGCAGGGTGCGGCCGCCGTCCGGCGTCGTGAATGTTGCGGTCTTGAGCGCCCGCCCGACCTGCTCGGTGGCATAATCCTGCAGGAAGGTCAGATCGCTGGCATTGCGGCCGGGCTCGCCCTTCTCGCCGCGCGCGCCGTTCTTGCCGTCGAGGCCGGCCGCCCCTGTCGCGCCGGGTTCACCCTTCTCGCCGCGCTCGCCCTGCAGCCCGCGCTCGCCTTGCAGCCCGGTTATGCCCGGCGGCCCCGGCATGCGCGCCAGCGCCCGCACCTCGGTCAGCGCCACTTGGCACATGCGCAGGCAGACGCCGAGCGCTTCGTTGAGGGTGTAGGACGGCGCCGGGATCATCGGTTTATCGCTCATGCCTGGCCCCCCTAGGTGGGTCCGCCCTCAGAAGGTTTTGTTGACGCTGGTTTCAACCGCACTCTGCAGATCAACGTCGGTGATGGCCACACCCGCGGTCTGCACCTTCGGGTCCATCACCAAGATCGGCATGATGGCCGCCGCGGCGCCGTCGGGATTTTCAAATGTGCCCTGCGCCCATTTCATTCGCGTGTTGTGCGCTGGCACGTCGTCGGCCTCGCCGCTGACGTAGGAGGCAAAATGCAGACAGGCGACGCGCGTACGACCGATGAAATCGGGATCGTGCATGAGCGCGTTCGTTGCTTTGTAGTCAATTGCCATCAGAGATACTCCGTGATGATGACATAACCGCTGCCACCGGCCGCGCCGGCGCGGTTTGTCGCAACATTGTTTGCGCTACAACCACCGCCGCCACCGCCGATCGTTCCGGCACTACCGGGATTAACCCCATTCGATGAGGCCGGGGCGCCGCGGCCACCACCTCCGAAATAACTGGAGCCGCCGGGACCGGCTGCAATCGATATTGCGCTTGCGCCCATTCCCGCTGCGCCGGCAGTGCCTTCTGCCGTCACATCGCCTACTGCCCCTGTGGTATTGCCGCCGACGCCGCCCGTATATATGCCGGCGGTCGAGCCACCGCCGCCGCCACCACCATTAGCGACGCACAGGCTGCCAACACTCGTGGCACCGCCAGCACCGCCATTGCCGCCGCCGCCGGTACCCGCCGCGCCGACCGCTCCTATGGTGACAGTCTGCGAGGCACCGACCGCCGCTGCCGCCACCGTAACTCTGGAATAGGCACCGGAACCACCGGCACCGCTGGTCAGAGCAGCAGAACTTGCGCTAGTACCCAGACCGCCGCTGCCACCACCACCCCCCACAACCTCGATCATGCAGTAGCGCATACCCGATGTCGGCGTGTAGGTACCCGACGCCGTGAACTTCTGCACCGCCACCGCGCTACCGCCGCCCGCCGTCGCCGATAGCGTGCCGCCGGAAAACGTCAGATTGGTGCCGATGGTGACGGCGGCCCAAGTGTTGGCGGCGCTCCTGTAGTAGATCGTATTGGTGCCGGCCAGCGCTGCGATCGCCGTCAGGTCCGCGTCGAGCGGCTGATAGGCGCCTGCAATGGCCGCGGTCGTCGAGTAGGCCGACAGATCGATCGACAGCGTGCCCGAGACTAACGATAGCGGTGCGTTGGCAGTAACAACACCGGCCGGACCGGTTGGACCGGGATCGCCTTGCGGCCCTTGCGGTCCCTGTATTCCAGCTGTTCCGGGTGGTCCTTGAGCACCAGTGCCACCGGTAGCGCCGGGCGGTCCTTGCGTTCCGGTCGCACCTGCCGGACCTTGCGGGCCAGCGTCGCCTTGATCGCCTTTAGGCCCTGGTGATCCGGTCGCGCCTGCTGGGCCGGGATCACCTTGTAGTCCCTGTGGTCCGGGCGGCCCAGGCGGTCCCGGCGGGCCTTGCTCACCATCACCATTGCCACTTTCGCCGCCGCCGCCGCCTCCACCGGGCGCGATCCGAATGCGATCGATGCGATCGTTTAGTTCGTCGACATCCTCGTAGAGTTCGGTGAAATTGTTATTGCATTTGGTGAACGAGATACGAATCTCATCGTCGCTTGGCAGCTCATCGATGTTAATAATCTGCTGCGCCATTTACGAGTTGCCGGGCTCTTGTTGCTTGAGCGGCGGCGATTCGTGCAGCATCCGCACGGCAAGGGCCACTTGCTCGGCGAGCTCGGGCGATATCATGGTTGCCTCGGCGACGCATTCGCGCACGAACGGGACCATACCCTTAGCCAGTTCGGTAATGTCGCTGTCATCCATCATGCGGCCTCGCGATATACGGCCTGCAATGCCCGCGTGAACTGTGCTGCGATGTCGGCCTTTGCGGCGGGCGGCTTCGGTGCGGGCTCGGCTGGCTTATCCTCTGCAGCTGGTGTTTCTGGCTGCGGCGGCGCCGGCGGGGTTGCCGGCTTGAACGGATCGTCCTGGGCGTCGCGCTTGGCCAGCGCCTCAAGGGAATAGTATTGCTGCTGCAGGAAGGGACTGTCGCCGCCCGCGACCGGCTTGAGATCGAACTTGGCGCGGCCCTCGTTCGGCGCCATCACACCGGCGCCGACTGCATCGCGGATGGTCGTGACCAGCGTGATGCTGTCCATGCGCAGCAGGTTCTCGGTGTCGAACTCAGTGCCGATGCCAATGCCCCAGCCGATGCCGAGCGAGTGATCGAGCGCCTCCTCAATTTCCTCGATATGCGATTGCAGCGCCTGCGAGTAGTACTCGACGTTAAGCGCCTGGACATTGTTGTAAGTTGGCAGCACGCCGACGCCGACCTTGTACGGCGGCACGTGATAGACGCTGCAGACGACTTCGGCCGACCATTTCAGATTTTCGATCATCTGCACTTCGAGGTTGGTCATCGTCATTTTTTCGTATTTGACACCGCCGGTCATGACCGCGACACGACCGAGGTTCGAGCGCGAGAACCGCAATTCCCATTGTTCCTTGAACCGTTGTTCCTCTTCTTGGTTGACCTCGCCGGGCAATGTCAGAATGCCGCCAGGCACCGAGGCATTTTCAAACAGCAGCGCGGAGGCTTTCTGCCCGTTGATTGCAACCATCGAGGCGAGACCGCTGGCAAAAACCGGCGGCGTGCCGACCAGCGGATGAAACAGGCAATTAAAACGGTCGTGGATGATCTCGCGCGCGGGGACCACGATGTCATCGATACCCGCAAGGTTGTCGCTGGAGAGGCGATAGAACACCGCACCATCGTCAGACACCAGCGGCTGCACTCGCGTCGGATCGAGTACATGCAGGCCAGTGACGACGTTACGATCGTCGCGCACTTTCAGAACATAGGTATTGCCGCGCGACAGCTTGGACAGCACCCAGCATTCCCAGAATTGATTCCTGGTCTGATATTCGTTCGGCCGCCGCAGCACTGGGCTGAATGCCGGGCTGGTCGTCTCCGACCAGATATCGTTCTTGTCCTTCTCGACCAGCTTGACGCGCAGCTTGGCGATGTCGCGCGCGATCAAAGTTTTGCAGGCGAAGTCGGCATGAAACGATGCCGCGGTATCGACATTGATCTCAAGGTTGCGCTGCCAGGCGCCGGTGAACGGCTCGCGGATCAGCGGATACCAGCCGCCGCGATCCATCGGCAGCGAGTTCAGCGCCTTTCGTTTCTCGCCGGTAAAAGGGACCGGCAACCCGAAAATTCGCATCAGCGTTTGGCCTGCGCGATCTCATGCTGCAGCCGGGCCAAACCCCAGCGTCCGTCGATATCGATACCGAGCTGCGTCGCCTCCATGCGCAGGCGATCGATTGCCGCCTCGGTCGGGACGGCACCGGCGATACTATCGTCGGAGTCAGGCACGGATGTTTCCTCAACCTTTGCGGCGCGAACCGGCTTGGTGTCGGCGAACTTCGCCTTCTTGCCCGCGACCAGGGCGAGTGCGTGCCGCACCGGCACCTCGTATTCCTCGCCGGCAGTCAGGTGCCGGGTGCCGTACTTGTGCGGCTTGGTCGTGATCAGCCTGCGCAGTTTCATCGGCGATCCTCCTGAAGTGGGAGCGGGAGGAGGAGGTCCACCCGCTCCCTTGGCGCGACGGGTCCTTTAGGCGGTGTGGACCGGGCCGCCCCAATCAGCGCTGGTCAGATACGCAACCGACTGCGTCCGGCCGCGCATCCAGTTGATGATTCGCTCGGCGCGAAGCGCGACCGAGTTCGTTTGGTACATGCTGACCAGCGATGTCGACGGAGTCGGCGTGCCCGAGTTGTGCGCCGGCGCATCCGACATTTCGAGCGAGGCCTCGCGGCTGGTATCGATGGCGATCTCGCCATCGTCGGCCACGAAGATGTCGGAGGCATTGACCAGGACGACGATGTTCATCGCCTGGGTGACGTAGTCGCTGGCGATCACCGGCATGCCGCTGAGCGTGCCGCCCGTCATTGACATGCTGGGGAATTCGCTTTGCCCCAGCGGATTGGTCATCATCGCCAGCGCGACCGCGTTGTTGCTCGACATGATCCACACCCCGCTCGATACCGGGTTGTTGGCGGCCGCGAACTTGGCGTAGAGCGAGCGAATGTCCATGCGGATATCGTCGGCATCGTCGCCCGACGATACGATCGACGCCGCGCCGTTGGTGATCGAGGCTGGCGAGACACCCGCCGCCGCGGTCTTGGACGGGCTGATAAAGTCGATGTCCAGCCGTTCCCGCAACGCCGCTGCCAGACTGTCGCGAACGATCAGGTCCGACTTTGGATTGCTGAAACGGATCGACTCGTCAGTGAGGACACAGATATTGGCGACCTTCGTTGGCGGAAGTGTCGTGCGCGCGAAGTTGAACGAGGTCAGCGGTTTGGCTTTGCCCTCGCCGACCCAGTAGCCGGCACCGCCGCCGGTCTGCGTGACGATCGGCGTGTTGAACATCACCGAGCGCAGCGCCGGAACGCCACCGACGCCGAAGCGACCGAGGATAGTCATCGGCCGCAGGAACTCGAGGAAGGCAGCAACCGCGGCGCCCTCCGCGCTGTGCAGGTTGGCCGCCCAGTTGCCGGTGATGGACGTGCCGGCCGGCACGTTGGCCTTGAACTCGGCAACGATGGCGCTGTCCGAGCCATACATTTCCGCCGCGATCTCGGACGCGGGGCGGAAGACCTTCTGCGACAGCGCCTGGCATTTGACCTTCTGGGCAAACAACTGGCCGGGCTCCAGCTTCGGCTGCGGCTTGACGATGATCGAGCCGCCGCGCGCCGCCGCGCCGTCCTGCGCCGTCTCGGCCTTGATGACCGGCCTGGCCGCGAACGCCTTGGCCTGCTCGATCTTGCGCAGCCTCACCAGATCCTTGTCGAGGGCCTCGACCTCGCTGGAGAGGTTATCGAACTCCTCCTGCTCGCCCGCGTCCGAGGTCCGATCCTCGTCCAGGCTCTTTTGCATCACGGTTTCCATCCGCGCCGCACTGGCGGATCGCTTGGCTTCCAAAGCTGTAATCTGCTCGGCAATGGTTTTCATGTCGCCCTCCTGGGCGGACTTAGGTTGAGCTCGTCCCAGGCCACTGGGGGGGTTGAGATGAACGACACGGTGCAGCTTTGCTTGGCCGGCCACGGCCCGCTGCGCAGTGTCGATCGATTTCACGGTCTGGATATTGGCTTCGGCGTTTGCCGGAATGGTCACGGCCGACAGTTCAAGCCAGTCCCATTTGATGAATCGGATGCCATCGGTCTTCTCGATGAACGCGGTCTCGATGGCTTTGAATCCGATTGAGAGACCGGACACGAGCGGCATCGGCCCTTTGATTGATTGCCAGACTTCATCAAGCCGATCCTTCAATCGTCCCGGTTCAAGAATTTTCTTGATCTTCGCGACAATCTCGATGCCTGACTTGCTGACCTTGGCGTGGGTGACATGACCGATCGGCTGGCTCGAGTCGTGCTGCCAAAGCAATACTATTGGCAGCTTGAACTGTGCCCCCGTCGGCTCAACGACATCCTGCAATCGATCCGGCGTCGGTGTCGATGCCATGCCGGTAATCACGCGCGCGTCGTCGTCCACCTGCTTGATTTCAAGCAGGCTGTAAGCTCTGTTGAGCATGATCTCAGCCTCTCAGGAACTTAGCTGGCCGCTGCGGTGTTGTTACACGCAAGAGTAACAACAGAGGTGAACAGCGATGGGAAACGACCCGAACGATCCGAACAAGCCGGACCCGCAAAACCCCAATCCGGGAAAACCCAATCCCAATCAGCCGCCGCAACCACAGCGATAACAACCGGCGACAGCGGTGGCATGATCGTGAGCGGCCTTTGTCCCCCCGCGATTGGCCGCTCACTGCATTTTCAATTAGCAGCGCAGGCTTGTTCAAGTCTTTCGGCTAATTCCCGCAGCCGCGCAGCTATTCGTTGGCATATCGCTCGCGCCGTCACGTCTACCTTGCCGTCAGTGCTATTTCCAGGCAGCGAACTGTCGATCAGATCGACGATCACTTCTTCCAGCGTGCAAGTAAATACAACACCTTCCTCTTCTGCTGATAAGGGCAAATGCAAATATAGCGTCAGCGGATCGTGTACAGGCGGCCCGCCCCATCCGTCTTCAGCTTTGCAAATTGTGCCATCATCAAGCGTGAGGTCAAAATCCCACATGACTGGCAAAGTCAGTCTAGGCGGGTCATCTCGAAAACGTTCACGCAAACTTTCGTCATCATAAATATCCAAGCTCAGCGGATCGCTATGCGGCAACAATTTCATGTCTCCGAGTTGCATCATGCTTTCCTCGTTCAGGCAAAGAACAACCGAACCTCTGGCCGCTTCTGCGCCATCGGGTTCGTCGCCATCAATGCACTCGCATTGAACAGCGCCATCAGCGGATCGATCTTTCCATAACCTGAATCATCTCTGGCAATCCGCATCCCGGTCGGCGTCGGCACGATGCGCGCATTGCCGGCACACCACGTCATCAGCGCCTGCCCGCCGTGCTTGAACGAACCGTCCACCAGCTTCCGCTCGACGGTCTTGATCGCGCCCATCAGCGAGATGCCCTGGCGGATGCCGACGAGAAGTTTGTCCTCTTGCGTGACGCCGATTTTTGCGAGGGCGTCGACAATGCCGCCGATCCCGATCGCGTCCACGCCGACACCGGCAAGTTTTTTTGTGCCTTTAATTTTTTCCACGATGTCCGTGACAAACGAAATGTCATCCGGCAATTCCTCGACAATGGTCAGATCGCCGTCAGCCTGAAACCTTTCGTATACCCCGGTATTAGCTTTGCGCCGCTCTAACCCCTCCGGGGAAATGAGCGCATGGGTCCAGGCGCTCCAACCCTTGTCATCTTTCGCCCGCCCAAGCACCGCTATGCCGAGCAGGTCATCCAGCCCGCCGCCGTCGATGCCGACCACCACCGCTTCCGAGCGCGCCAGCACCGCGTCGAGCGTCAAGCCTTCCTCAACGCCACGATCCCAGACGTTGGCGCCGGCCCAGCCGTCGGCGCGCAAACTCATCCCAACTTGAACATTGAAATGCTGACTGGCAATCAAGGCAATGGCCGCCGGCCCGTCAGCCTCGGCGCGCACAATCTCGCGCGCGAGAAAGTTCTCGCTGGTCGAGCGCCCGAGGTTGGGATTGACCAGCGGCCAATATTTGCGATCCTTCCAGCCGCCGTCGCGCGCCAGCCGATCCGGCAGTTCGTACAGCACCGGCAGCAGCGGCATGCGCGTCTTGCCGTCCCGCACCGCACGCGCCATCGCCAACTCGGACGCAAAGACGCCCGATGGTGGGGCCTTGCTCTGAGTTGTCGTCTGGAACAGAAATCCGTCAGGGCGCTTTGTCAGCGCGCCTCGCAACTCGATGAAGATTTCCGCCGCGTTGGCTCGTTTGGCAAAAACGTGGGTCTCGTCGATCATGGTGCCGAGCGCGAGTGAGCCGGTGATCACGTCGGTGTCTGCCGCCTTAATCTGAAGGCTCGCGCCAGTCTGCCGGTGCGTGATCTTTCGGATGTGATCCTGAACGTGCAGGATCTTGCTGAGCTCAGGATCGAGCCGGATGGTGCCTTTCGCTTGCCGGTACGCGATGCTCGCAATCTCGATGGTGGGCGCCACGAATAGAAACTCTGCGGACGGGCGTGGGTTGATGATCAGCGCCGTCAGCATCACCGCGCCGCCGTTCGTCGACTTCGAATTCCCTTTGGGTATTAGCTGAAAGACCTCCGATATGTGCCTGATATTGCCGGCCCGGTCGTAGCTCCCGAACAGCGCCGCCACGATCGGATAGAACCATTCCCCGCAGACATCCCCCAGCCGCGGCGTCCCGATCACGTCCGGCAACCGCAGCCGCTTGAAGCAGCGCAGCGCCTTGGCCGCCTCGGCCTCGTACAGCGGCAGATCTGGGACTAGGCTCCGGCCGTCCAGAATCCGCTGTTCCCAGTCCAGGCAGCTCGTATCCCAGTCCTCGGCGCCAATGGACGGCCCAGACGCAGGCAAGGCCGCTCGTTCGTTTTCAAAGACGGGGGCTAGGTGTTGGAGCATGCGGTAGCCAAAATCGCTCTACGCCGCCCGCGCGCGCATTTCCGTGGCCTTCCATCTCAAAGATCGGCCCTGCGCTCCACCTTGCCGGGCGACCCAACTCCACGCCGCATCCTTGGCGCGGGTCAGATTGGCCATTTCGGATGATTTGGCATCGGGCCAATGTACCCGGTACATACTTGGGTACCTGGCATCGGGCCGGACTACGATGCCAGTGGATTTAGTGCCCAGGTACAATCGCCATTCAGCCATGACGCTTCCCGCTAGTTGACCTGATTGACCTCGAGGTCGGTCGCCCACTCGGTATGCGCGCCCCCAGCGGTGGCCGCCGCCTGCTGCAACTGCTCCTTGCGGCCCGGAACCTCGTCCCACGGCTTCGGCTCCACCCATTTGGCCCGGCACTTCAGCCAGAAAATGCAGGCCGTGACCGCACCTTGACCCGTACCCATTGCCTTCTCAAACAGCGCTTGTGCCACCATTGAATTGGCATGGATCGGCCCCCCAAGCAGCTCAGCCGTATACCATTTGCGCAAAGTCGGCAGCGAGATGCCCATCACACTGGCAATCTCC